CCCAGGGCTTAGCGTCGGCAGCGTCCGCTGTGTATCAGACACAGTCCGTGGGGGCTTCCGGGGGGGAGTCCGTGGGGGCGTCCGGGGCCGCTTCCGTGGTGGCTTATATATCTACGTTTTTCGCTATCGAGTATGAATATGATCTTTCACCCGCTATCAGGTTGTGGGAGCGCGGGATTGTAGCATCATTCGATGGTAAAACATGGCGGTTACACTCCGGCAAGGACGCGCAGGTTATCTATCAAATTAACAAAGAGGAATTGGAGACGTTATGAACATCAAGTTATCAGGAATCGTAGGCAAGCCGGAAACCAGGTACACGCCGGAAGGGAAGGCGATACTCACCTTCTCGCTCGGAATGTACACCGGGGGCAACAAGGACGCGGGGTACAAAGACCGCGCTTGGGTACGGTGTGAGGCGTGGGAGCAGTTAGCCGAATCGTCCGCGTGGGTCGAGAAGGGAAAGACTGTCACCGTCACAGGGCAGGCGAAGACCCCGCGCAAGTGGACGGACAAGGAAGGCAACGAGCGTGACGCGGGGTTCGAGATTGTGGCGCGCGAGATCACGCAGGGTGACGAGTTCAAGCCGGAATCGCTGCCCGATGATGTGCCGTTTTAGGAGGATGAGATGAGCGAATATAAACCATCAAAACAAAGTTTGCTACGGGATGAAAACAAAACTCTCCGCACCGAGAACGCCCGCCTGACCGCAGAACTGGCTAAAAACATACAGGAATACAACGATGAAGTTGACCAGTTCAACGCGGGTGTAATCGCTGGCGAAGAGGGAAAACTTGACCGCTACATGGATGACCCTTACGATGGCAAGTTTGATGTTTGGCGGTTAGGCTATGAAGCGGGCAGTTTTGACCGCATGACCGCAGAACTGGCGGAGTTGCGGGAGCGGTTTGAAGTTACGGATGATTTGCTCAATCATGCAACCGTGACAATCGGAGCGGTAATCGCCTGTTGCACCTACAACAGCAACGAGGACGCGAAGATTGGTATTTACGGAATATCGCCGGATGCTTTCACGAGGATTGACCGTTTTATCGCTCGTTACAAACGTGCTGTTGCTGATGGCAAAGTCAGCGTGGATGTAAAACCAATTCAAAGACCAGCCGAGCCATTTCTTGAGGAGGACGAATTTGACAGCATGCCAATTGAAAAAATAAATCAATATCTTAGAGAACATGGATACGACCCTGAAAAAGTTGGCTTACGCGGGAAGATACTGGCTGAGGCACTAACCAAAAATATTGTTGCGCGCAAAATGATTCAGCGTTTTATTGATGACCCTTATGGTTGCAGGTTCTGTGATTTCGGTGTGTTACGTAAACCTGGCATCCCTGAAAAAGACCATGACGAGGATTGTCTTTATCTTGCCGCACGTGCTTATTTGGATAACGATACCAGCACGGTTGTAAAGCGTGATTTGTCAGATGCTGAAATCGAGGAACTTGGAGCTCGGGAAGCGGAAAGCAGGAGTGGTAAATGAAACCAGAAGACCGCAAACGACTAAAACAGCACATTGAAATGATAGTTGAGCACAAAGAGCCAACACATAGCCAAACAGAAAAAATCTTGAGAGACGCCATTGAAGAACAAATAAAAGGCAAGTTAGAGTTGGAAGATAAAAACCGCAAACTCCGTCTTGAACTTAACGCGCTACGCTTCAAGGAGGCACAGGAGCAGCGGTTCATCTGGTGGGTTCGAGAAGTTTATGCCAAGAATGTTCAGGACACCGTTGCCGGAATTATTGAAGCCTGCACGTATCAGGATGAGCCCACCGCTGCTGCCGGCAAGTATGGCTTGCCTATCAAGTGTTTTGAAATGATGCGCCGGCTGACTGAATCTACACACGGTATTTACGACGGTACTTATTTGGATGTCGAAATCAGTACGGACGTAAAAAAGGGAATACCCGAGAATAAGCCGGCATACAACGAAAACGCCAATAGCTTATTGCGGAGCGCGTGGATGATAGCGAACCGAAACGGTGAACAGACAAACTGGGAAGCGTTCAAAAACGCGGTTTATAAAGAACTTATCGTGGAGCATAATGCTAAAACCTCGTCAGATAATAACAAACCTTCAATATCTGATGTTTCAGTGACACAGGAGGATTAGATGCCAAACAACGAGTTAGAAATAAGTGCGAGTTATGAAGTGCTGCAAAGGTACACGTGCAAGAACCGCGTTACTAAAGCCAAAATCAAGATGGTTCGAATAAAGTACATTGTTTCCGGAAAGGATGTCGGGCGTGGAACATATTTAACATGTCTTGACCATAACGAAACCAGGAGTTGTCAAAATAAAACAGAGGCGTTGTACCAGATGCGCCAGCCGTGGGTGTGGTGTGACGGGTGTGCCCAAATACACTTCAACGTGGAATGGCAAAATCAGTTGCATCATGGAATTGAGGATAAGCATTATGACTAATCCGAATACTAATCCTGATTATTGTAAAGACGCTGAAAAAACTGCTCTTGTTCGCTTGTGCGGAGTGTTAGGCGTACTTACTGAGAACAATGATTTGGCTACTGCGGCGCTTTTAGCCGCCACCAGAATTGAAAGACTTGAGAAAAAAATTCCAGCCCTCAACGTTGATTTAGCAGAAGCCAGTATGCACGCCTACAATGGCGAAATAGCAAGAATGAAACTTGAAGCCGAACTCGCCCGCCGTGACGCAAGCCTTTTAACAGAGGGTGAACAAAAGGAAATACTCTCGTATATACGAGGAAATTATGACAGGGACAAGATACCGTGTTGGTTGCTTGACCTAATTGATGGAGTTGCCCGCCGTGACGAGATTATCAAGAGGCTGAAAGAGGATGGGGAGCGATTAGCGGACAACTATATCGCAGCCAAGCGAATGATTTGTGCTTGTTTTGTGGCAGATTATCAGGACGATGAAATTATAACCTTACACCGTGCGCTGATGAATGAATTGGAGGAGGGCTGATTGATGCTGATTGAATTGCAACGGCGTAACGACATCCCGCGCAACGTGCTAACGCGCATGTTCCTGCTGGGCGCGGGGTACACGGTGGATGGCGCGATTGGCGCGTTCAAGGCGCGGTATGGGTATGAGCCGACAGAGGGCTGGCGGGTCGGCAATGTGCTGTATGTCAAGGTGGAGGTGAGGGAGTGACCGACCTTGAAGCGCTGCTCCTGTGGCAACTGAAAGACGCGGGATTGCCTACGCCCAAGACGCAGTACCAATTTCACCCGCAACGGCGCTGGAAGGCGGACGTAGCCTACCCCGAATACCGCATCATTGCAGAGGTGAACGGGATGACGCATCAGGCATCACGCGGGCATACCTCATGGGCTGGCATACACCGCGACTATGAAAAGCAAAACGCGGCGCAACTCATGGGCTACCGCTATTTCGAGTTTGACCGTGAGATGATCGAGGACGGCACGGCGATCAATACGATATGTGAGGCGATTGGGAGGTGTGAGCAATGACCGAAGAACAACGCAAACTAAAGACAGTAATTGTTTTATCTGTATATAGCGATGGATATATTTCAACAATAGCAATAAACCACCCGATTAGTGTTTCGGTGGAACGGGAGATGATAAACGACTCGTTTGACGGAATAACGAGTTTTATAAACGGCACAAGATTCTTTACCTTGAGGATTGATTACCGTGACTGACACGACTTTTGAGACGATGCTTGATTTCTTTTCGCCGGACGTGGATTACGTCCACACGTTTTGCGCTGAATGTGGCACTCCGCTATCCGTGAACAATCACGCAACGAAAAGACCCTTGTGCGAGGATTGCAAGCGGGAGGCAAAGCAGGAAACGGAGCGCAAGAAGTACCTCAAGAAAGCGGTGATACCTAACCGCTATGGCGACCCTACCGTTGACCTGGTATACGCCGTGATACAGCAGGCGCTTGATGATCGTGACTGGCAGCGCAAGACCAACCCGGACGGTCACGAATTGAGCCTGGTGGATTGTGGAGCGCGGGAGTTCGTCGAGGACGGCGGCGTTGAGTTGTGGCTGGCAGCGCTGGGGATAGGATTACAGCCGAGTTTGGCGAAGGCGGTGAGGACGGGATGACAGATACAATTACACTTTCACCGCGCGAGCTGCAGGTGATCACCGCAATCGCAATGGGGCGCACGGAGGATCAGATAGCGCTCGAACTCGGCATATCCCCGCGCACGGTCAGGCGGTACAAGTCTGACATCCGGCGGAAGTGCGAGACGTTCAGCATGCCTCATACCGTTTACGTTGTGACAATGGCGGGGTTGCTGGAAAATGTCCTAAATTGACCAATTGCTATTTGACAGTTTATAGATTACCTTGATAGCAGGAACTAACTAACAGGAGGCTTTACGTGGATTTTTCGAATGCGATTGTAGCTGGAATACCGCTCGTTTTGGTCGTGATCGGATTGGTCGAATGGCTGAAGCGGTTCGGTGTTCAGGGCGCGGCTTTGAATGTCGCGTCTTTGCTTATCGGCCTCGCGGCTGGTATTGCGTATCAAATATCTATTGCTATGCCCGCTGATTTTGCCGGATGGTTCGCGGCTGGCATTTACGGTCTGGCGCTTGGGCTTGTCGCGTCCGGGCTGTACGATGCCGGCAAGTCGATTATATCCGGCGGCGGCGTAGGGTAGGCATCATCTCCTCCTTTCCTGTCCGGCAGTCCGACAACGCGGGACCCCTCCAGGCGGCTATGCCTTACATAATGCCCTTTGGGACTGCCGGATCGGAGCGGAGTAGCCTATGACATTATCTTGGACTAACATTCAAGTCCGGCTGGGTGATTTACGCGCCTGGTCGGATAATCCGCGTCTATCCACAAAGAAGCAAGCGGAGCGCCTGCTGAAATCATTTGACGAGTTCGGGCAGGTGCAGACCATCGCCGTATCGCCTGACCTTGACGTGTACGATGGCCACCAGCGGCTATCCGCGCTCTTGACCATTCACGGCAAGGATTACACCGTTGACGCGCGTCAATCCTCGCGGGCGCTGACCGATGAGGAGCGGCGCAAGTTGGTGATCTACCTCCATTCCGGCGCGGTAGGCGGTTGGGATTGGGACGCGCTCTCCGGCTGGAACGCGCAGGAGGTCATCGGCTGGGGCATGGATGACGCTGTGCTGAAGGATTGGAAGCGTGACGTGACGGCGCTGACGAATCTCATCGAAGCCGAGAAGCCTCCGGCTGAGGACGTTGAACCGCAGATTGACAGGGCGGAGGAGTTGCGCGAGAAGTGGGGCGTTGAGAGCGGGCAGTTGTGGCAGTTGGGCGAGCATCGGCTGATTTGCGGCGACTGCACGGATAAGGCGGTGGTGGAGCGGGTGATGGTGGGAGAGAAGGCGCAGGCAGTTTTGACAGACCCGCCTTATGGAATTAATCAAAAATGTGTTCCGGGCGATGAACCCGAAAATTTACATAATCTGATAAATGATTGTATTCCTTTATTGCCAATTGAAAACGCTGTTTGCGTTGCGTTTCAGAGTACAAGAACATTCCCGACTTGGCTTGACGCTATCCGAAACAATGGACACAAATTTGAAAGAATATTATCTCTTTACAAAGAGGCTCAATGTACATTCCCGTGGAGGGGATGGATTCTGATTTCAGAATCCATCCTTGTTTCGAGTTTAGGTAATCCTGATTGGCAGGACGTGCATCCTTACCACTATGACGCTTATTCCGTTCCTGAAGTCTCACATGAGATTCCTGATGAATTGGGCTGGCACGGGTCAATAAAGCCGATTGAAGTGGTGATGGATTTATTGTCAAGGATAGCAGGAGAATCGCGGATTGTTTACGACCCCTTTCTTGGCTCTGGCACGACCCTCATCGCCTGCGAGAACTTGGGGCGGAAGTGCCGCGCAATCGAAATCTCACCGGCGTATGTGGCTGTGGCTCTCCAGCGTTGGGCTGACCTGACCGGCAAGACGCCGGAGTTAATAGGTACAGCGGAATAACAGGCGATTATGGCTGGATACGGCGACCCGCCAGAAGGTAAACCATTCCGCAAGGGTGACCCCCGCATCAACCGCAAAGGGCGACCAAAGACCTTTGACAAACTGCGCTCGCTGGCGCAGATGATAGCGGTTGAGGACGGTATCACGACTGACGAGGGGATTCTCTCCAACGTGGAGGTGATACTGCGCGGGATGATGAAGGCTGACCCGAAGCTGTTTTTGGAGATCGCTTACGGCAAAGTGCCAAACCCGATTGAGTTATCAGGGAAGGGTGGCGAGGTAGTAAAGATCAACGTGAATATCAAGGATGATGAAAAGTTATGAGATCAACGTAGACGCGGATGTATTTAATTCCGCCTACGTTCCGCACCTTAATAATTTCACACGAACACAGATAATCTATGGCGGGGCATCTTCCGGTAAGTCGTGGTTTATTGCGGAGCGCGCGGTCATTGACGTTGCGCGGGGTGGTAGGAATTACCTCATTTGTCGGCAAGTAGCGAGGACTATCAAAACCAGCGTGTTTGCACAAGTTGTGAGAATAATCAGGGAGTGGGGGCTGTTAGATATTTTCACAATCAACAAAAGCGATTATGTGATTACTTGCGCTAACGGCTACCAGATGATTTTCGTAGGGCTTGACGATGTAGAGAAAATCAAATCCATCGTTCCGGCAAAAGGCGCGTGGACTGACATCTGGCTCGAAGAGGCAACCGAAACGGACAGGGCATCTGTTAAGCAGTTGGAGAAGCGGCAGCGAGGCGGTGATGAATCTACACCGAAGCGCATGACGTTATCGTTCAATCCTATACTCCAGACGCATTGGATTTATGAGGATTATTTCAAGGGGATAGCCTGGACTGACGAGCAGACGGAGTACCACGATGACAACCTTTCCATCCTCAAGACGTGGTACATCCACAACCGCTTTCTTACGCCGGATGATGTGCGTGACCTGGAAAACGAGACTGACCCGTATTACTACAGCGTTTACACGCTCGGAAACTGGGGCGTTATCGGTTCGGTTATTTTCAAGAATTGGCGTGTGGAGGATTTATCAGGAATGCGCGACCAATTCACGAACAGGCGGGTAGGGCTGGACTTCGGTTTTTCGAGTGATCCGGCGGCGGTGGTGCTGACGCACTACGACAGAATGCGAAAAAGGATTTACGTGTTCGATGAAATTTATCAGACCGGATTGACGAATGACGAACTGGCGATTGAGGTATCAAGGCTGACGGGTGACATGGTGACGTGTGATAGCGCTGAGCCTAAGTCTATTCAAGAATTGAATAAATACGGCGTTCACGCGGTAGGGGCAAAGAAGGGCAAGGATTCTGTGACGTTTGGCATTGACTGGCTGAAACAGCAGGAGATCATCATAGACGCGGGCTGTATCAATATGCGGAATGAATTATCACAATACAAGTGGAAAGAGGACGCGGGAGGGAACGCGCTAAAAGTTCCGGTGGATAAAAATAACCACCTGATAGACGCGCTCCGTTATGCGTATGAAAACGACATGGAGGGCTTTAGTCCTCGCAGCGTTGTGGCGTTTGCCGGATAGGAGCAACAAATGGGATTGTTCGATAAAGTCTTAACCCGCATGGGGTACATGAAAGCGCCGCAGGAACTTCCAAAATGGCTGGCGCAGGCGGCTGATATTGAGTCGCTGTCCTACCCGCAATACACGGACAACAATAATAAACTGTCTTATTTTCAGCGCGTCTCATGGGTGAATATCGCCGTTGACAAAGTGGCGACCATCGGGAGCGGTGCGCGTTGGAACGTGAAGCGGCGAGAGGGTGAAAAGACAGTTGACGTACCGAATCACGAGTTTGAGCGGCTGATAGATTCTCCCAACCCGACCATGAGCCGGAGCGATCTTATCTATGCCACGCTCGCGTATATGTCGGTATGCAATACCGCTTATTGGTGGGTGAACTACGGCACGAACCGGCAGCCGGTAGAATTGTGGCTGATACCGACGAGGCAAATATCCCCTATCCCTGACGGGAAAATGTTTATCAAGGGGTACGACTACGATCCCGGAGACGGGCGGCTTATCCGGCTTGAACCGCAGGAAGTGATCGCGTTCAACGGATTTAACCCTGATAGCATGTTTACGGGAATGAGCAACCTTGACCCGCTGCGTACCATCATGGATTCTGATATTGGAATGCAGCAATGGAACAAAAAGTTATTCGTCAGAAGTAATGGGCGCTTGCCCGGAATACTCGCGTTTGCCGACCCTATCCCTGACGATGATTGGTCGATGATCCAGAGCGACGTTGACAAAGCGGCGGCCATGAGGAATTTCATGATGCTCCGCAACGTCAAGGCGGGCGGGGTGCAATGGCTACAGGCCACAGCCTCACAAAAGGACATGGAATTTCTGAACAGCAGGCTCGCCAACAGGGATGAGATTTACAGCGCAATAGCTCCGGGATTGTCCTCGATCCTTTCCGTGAACGCGACAGAGGCGAATGCGCGGATCGGTAAAACCACCTTGATAGACTTCAAGGTATACCCGATGCTGCAGAAGATAGGGAGCGTGCTGTCAACAAAACTCATGCCGGTATACGGCGGTGAGTATATCGTTGAGCCGGAAGATATTCGCATAACTGACAAGGTATTGAGATTGCGGGAAATGGCGGAGTATTCCCGGACACACACCATTGACGAGGTGAGGGCTGAATACTGGCAGGATGACCCGCTGGGCAACTCAACGGGGTCGCTCCTGGTCGCGGCCGCGCAATCACCCGCGCTGCCTATGCTATCAGATCCGGAAACGCCGGAAGAGCCGTATGAGGCTGGTAACGCATCGCTTGACGTGACGGCTGAATTTGACGCGGTAAACGCAAAGGACATGCGCCCAGCGTTATTGGAGCTGGAGAAGTGGGAACGGAAGTCAAAGAAGGCGGGCAAGGTCGCGGAGTTTACTGCCTACAACATCCCGGCTGAAATTGTGGACGCTATCACGGGCGGAGCGACATTTGACAAGGCGCGTGAAATGCTGACGGTCAAAGAGGATGATATTGACAAAGTGATAAGGATGCTTGAATTGAACCTCAAGGCAGTGGGGAATGACTGACGGATACCTGGCAATCGTAACCGCTATCAAATGGCTTGCAACGCGGGGGGTAGATGTTACTCCGTACCTTGATAAGATACTTGAAGTCATCGGTGAGAAGTCGGTGCTAAATGATGTATTCAATCACGACTATAAACAGCGCGGGGTAAACGTGAGGGTTGATTTTCTCCCGAATTATGGACATAGGAAACAATCAGCAACGAGGGACGCGCGAGAGCCTAAATTATTAGAGAAGCTGAAACTTGAGCGATGGTTGCAGGACATATTCACGCGCAGGCTGAAGGAACAGTTACGGGCGCTCGAAGAATCCTATAAAATTGCAAAGCCGAAGAAATTACCACCCGCGAGAAATGAACCATCGTTCATAAGCGAGATAATATCAGCATTGCTTACTGGAGTATCAGACGGCATTGATTTATTCTCTGAATCCGTAACGATGGGTTTTGATTTTGGAGCGGCGAATGAGTACGCTGCTAAATGGGTAGAAGAATACGCATTCGACCTGATAAAAGGGATTGATGAAACATCTCTTGAGGTTGTGCGACGGGCAATCGGTGGTTTTGTCGATGAGGTTGGGTACACAATCGGTGACGTGATCGACCTTATAGAACCTTATTTTGGGGATGTAAGAGCCTCAATGATAGCGGTGACTGAAACAACGCGGGCATTTGCAAACGGACAGCGAATAGCAGCCGAAGAATTGCAAAAAGAATTTCCAGACGTGCAGATTTATAAGACATGGTTTACCAACAATGATGATCGGGTATGTGATATATGCGGTCCAATGGACGGGGAAGAAGTACCAATGAATGAGCCGTTTTCAAGTGGCGATATGGAGCCTCCGGCGCATGTAAATTGCCGATGCTGGATTGAATACAATACGAGGTTAGAATGACAACCGATAACAGCGTATCCATTGAGGTAAAGGGTCTAAAAGAAATTGACGCTAAACTAAACAAACTCGGTAAGTCGCTTAATAAATACGCGCAGCAGGGAATGATACAAGCGAGTAAGGACATCCTCAAAACTGAAGGATTGCAGAAATACCCGCCTGCTACGGACGCGAACAGACCGCCTACCCCGTGGTATTTGCGCGGAGTTGGAACGCAGTATAAGAACCGGAACGATGGTAGATCTGAGCGCTACGGTACACAATGGCATACAGACAAAGTATCTTGGGGCGCGAAAGTTGGAAACAGGGCAAGCTATGCCATTTATGTGGGTGGTGATAAGCAACCTGGACACATGGCGGCGAAGGGCTGGCGTAAACTCGTTGACGTGGTAAAGGAAAAGCAACCGAAAATCAAAAGCGCGCTGGATGCCTGGATAAAGAAAGCGATGAAGGACGCAGGACTAAAATGAACGATGTAATCAAAACATTCGAGGACTTAACCGCGAGGGACATCGCGCTGTATTGCTGGGTAGAGTTACAGCACGAAGGCAAACCGAGATTCATTCGCGGGCGCAAGCGCACAATGGACGAGAGCATTATCCTGTGCGGCGGTGACATCAAGCGGTATATCAACTACGTCAACGATTATGAAAAAATGTCCTAAATTGACCAATTGATTTATGGAGGCATTGCCCTTACGATATTACTAACTGAATAGATCACGGGAACGTCAGAGGCTATCACATAGCGGCGTTCTGTGAGAGTAGCAAGCCTTGAATGGTCAAGGTTGGTTATTCGCACAGAGCGCCGTTTTTCTTTATTCAGGAGC